CGGACGACTGGAAGATCCACGTCCTCTGAAACTTTCCCGGGTCCGGGCGGTCGCGCGAGACTGACGGACGGCGGGCCGGCCGAGCCCGCAGCCCGAGGGTCCGCCGATGCCCCGCAAGCCCGCCGCCACTCCGCGCCGCAAGGCCGCCGCGCGGCCGATCCGCGGGACGCTCGTCAACCTGCGGAGCAGCCTGGCCGACATGACCTGGAGCCTGTCGCCTCGCGACATCGGCCCGGAGACCGCGATCCGCGTCTCGTCGATTCTCGGGGTCGTGCGCTGGATCTCGCAGGCGGTGGCGGTGATGCCGCTCCAGATCATGCGGACGCTTCCCGACGGCCGGAAGGAAGACGCGGCGATCCCCTGCTCCTACACGCTGCGGAAGCGGCCGAACCCGTGGCAGAGCGCCTATGACTTCTGGCAGCTCGTCTCCTACTGGACGGCCCTCTACGGGAACGCCTACGCCCGCGTCCTGCCCGGCCCGCGCGGCTTCTGCTCCGAGCTGCGGCCCATGCACCCGTCGCGGGTGAAGGTCGAGCGTGCCTCCGACTACTCGCTCACCTACAGGTTCTGGAACGACCGCGGCGCATGGGAGCCGGTGCCGGCGTCCGAGGTCCTGCACTGGCGGTGGCTGTCGAACAACGGCGTCGTGGGCATGGCCCCGGCGGAGCTGTGCGGGACGTCGATCGCCCTCGCCCGCCAGCTCGACATCGCGGCGACGGCCTTCTGGCAAAACTCCGCCCGGCCCGACGTCGTCCTGGAGACCCAGGAGAAGATCCCCGACGAAGCCGTCGCGGCCCTCCGCGAGCAGATCCGGACGCTCTACGGCGGCGCCGCGAACCGCGGCAGCGCGGCCGTCCTGCCGAAGAAGACCAAGCTCGTCCCGATCGAAAGCAACTCGATGGAGGCGAACCAGTTCCAAGAGTTGAGGGACGCGATCCTCCCCGACGTCTGCCGCTGCTGGGGCGTTCCATCGACGCTCCTCGGCGACGCCCGGATGGCCAAGTATTCGACCGTGGAACAGGAGCATCTGTCGGCGCAGGTCTGGTGCCTGTTGCCCTGGCAGAAGCGGATGGAGGGCCCGGTCGACATGCTCCTCCAGCCGGTCTACGGCGAGGACGTCTACGCGAAGCTCGACAACCGCGGGCTTCTCCGCGGCGACACCGCGGCCCGGTCGTCGCTCTACCAAACGCTGTGGAACATGGGCGCGATCACGCCGAACGAGATCCGCGACCGCGAGGATCTGCCGCTCCTCGAGGACCCGGCAGCGAACGAGACGTTCGTCCAACTCGGGTTCTCGACGCTCGCCGCGGCCGCCGCCCAGGCCGGGGCCGCCGGGGGCGATCCGCCGGCGAGCGATCCGCCCGACGACACGCCGGCAGACGCGCAAGACGATCAGGCCCCCGGGGCGGGCGTCCCCGAGGCGGGCGGCTTCCGTGAGGGGCAGTACGTCTACTGGGACGGGGGCGAGGGCACGATCGAACACCTGATGATCGACGGCGTCCTCGGCGTCGAGGGCTCGCCGTTCGCGATCGCCGCCACCGAGGCGGAGCCGGCCGCAAGCATCCGCATCCACGAGGGAGGTGAGCCGACGGAGTTCACCGTCGGGAAGCGAGTCGCCGACCTCTCCGCGGAACCGATCGAACAGGAGCCCGAAGCATGACGCAGCCTGAACGCCGCTACCTCCTGACCGCCGACCATCCCGACGCGATCGCTGTCGAGCGTCGCGACGACCAGCCCCCGCAGCTCGTCGGGATCTCGCCCCCGTGGGAGAGCCTGTCTGTCGACCTGGGCGGCTTCCGCGAGAAGTTCTCCGCGACCGCGTTCGACGGGCTGATCGACCGCAAGCCGACGGACCCGCGCGGCAAGATCGACGTCCCGTTCCTGTTCAATCACGACCCGAACCTGATCACCGGCCGGACGTCGAACGGCCGGCTGGACCTGACGAAGGAAGCCCGCGGCCTGGGCTACCGGCACACTCCGCTCCTGACGAGCAGCGGTCGGGATCTCGTGATGATGGTCGAGGATCGGACGATCACCGGGAGTTCGTTCGCGTTCACGGTCGCCGAGGGCGGCGAGACCTGGACGGAAGACGAGCGGGGCAACGTGATCCGCACCGTGACGAAGGCGGGCGGGCTCTTCGACATCTCCGCGGTGACGAGCCCGGCCTACCCGGCGTCGTCGGTCGCCCCGCGGTCCCTCGACCTCTGGCGAACCGCCCGCGCCGCCGCGGCCGCCCCCGGCTCCGCCCAGGGGCTGCTGATCTCGATCGACTTCGACCAGACGTTCACGGCCGCCCCCGGCCTCTGGCGGAGTTTCATGACCGAGGCCCTCGCCCGCGGAAACCGCGTCTGCTGCGTGACCCGTCGCGAGGACACGGAGAAGAACCGCGAGGAGCTGCGGCTCGCGTTCGGGGAGCATTTTGGCGACTTGGCCGGCGTCGTGCTCGCCGGGCCGGACCGACGAAAGCGGTCGGCCGCAGCCGACGCCGGCCTCTCGCCCGACATCTGGATCGACGACAAGCCCGAGACCGTGCCGGAGCCTGAGGAGACCCGCGGCGTCCGCGTGTCGAGCCTCGCCGGTGCCCGGGCCGCAGCGGCCGCCGCCGTCGCGAGGATGCGGATCCATGCCGGCTAAGTGCACGCGGTGCGGCGGTCGGGCCCGCGTCGATAGCTCGAAGCGGGCCGGCGACCGCCAGGTCCAGTACGTCGAGTGCCAGTCCTGCCGCGCCCGGTGCCGGCAGGTCGTCCCCGCGGATTCAATCTGGAGGCGCAGCCGATGACCGACACCAACGCCCCCGCCGCCGCGGCGGCCCCGTTCGACACCCTCGCGGCCCAGCTCGCCGCGTTCATGGCAGCGGCCAAGTCGTCGGCCGCCGACGGCCTGACCTGGCAGGAGTTCGGCGAGCTGCTCGTCTCGCTCCTGCGGCTGTGCGTCACCACGCTCGACACGGTCCAGGGCCTGTCGGGCGAGGAGAAGCGGGCGGTCGTCCTGGCCGCGGCCGCGAACCTGTTCGACCTCGTGGCCGACAAGGCGATCCCGACGGCCGTCTGGCCGCTCTGGATCCTCGTCCGCCCGGCCGTCCGGTCGCTCGTCCTGGCGATCTCCGCCGGGGCGATGGAGCAGATCCTGAAACTCGTGAGGTCGTGATGATCACCGCGCTCCTGCTCGCCGCCGCCGCGCTGCTGTTCGCGAACCCCGAACACCTGAAGGCGATCCGCGAGGCCGTCCGGCAGAAGGCCGCCGCGGCAACGCTCCAGCCGCGGTACATGCTGGCCGTCGGCCTGGTGATCGGCGCCGCCGTCGTCTGGTTCGCCGGCCGCCGCGACGAGGCGGCGCCGCCGCCCCCGGCCCCGGCCCCGGCCGGGCTGCACCTGCGCGGCCTGTTCAAGGGGCCGACGGCGTCGGAGGACGCGGCCACGATCGGCGGCCTCTGCTCCGAGCTGGCCGACGAGATCGAATGGGACGGCCGGCAGGCCGAGCCGTTCCTGAAAAGCGGCGTCGCGTTCGACGACCTGCGGCAGCGGGCGCGAGAGCTGCGATGCCGGGGCGTGTCGGTCGGGGCCCGCCAGCCGGCGGCCCGGGACGCGATCCGCGTCTACCTCGAGGAGCAGGTCGGGACCGCCGGCGGCCCGGTGACACCGGAGCAGCGGGCGAAGTGGGTCTCCGCCCTCCGCGACATCGGCCGGGAGGCGACCGATGCGGCCCGATAGGCTTCGGCTCCTCGCCGTCTCCCTGCTTCTCGGTCTGGCCTTTGCGGCAGTCGTCGCGAGCCTGACGGGCGGCCCCCGGCCGGCCGGCTGGATCGACGAGGGCGACGGCCGGTTCGGCTGGCGGCCGGACCCCGCCGGCGTTCGCGAGTTCCTCGCGGAGCTGCCGGAGCCGACGTTCGCCCGTGCCGGGGCCGAGACCGTGGCGAAGGCCCAGGGGAACGACACGTTCCTCTACCGTCCCGCCCACAAGGCTCACCAGGCCCTCTACGGCCGGCCGTGGATCGTCGAGCGGCAGGGTATCGGGGACTGTGTTTCCTGGGGCTGGGCCCACGGAATTTTCGTGGCCCAGTGCGTCGACTGGGAAACCGGCCGGCTCGCGAACCCGCCCCCGTTCCCGTCGACCGAGGCGATCTACGGCGGCTCGCGCGTCGAGGCCCGGGGCAAGTCGGGCGACGGCGCCGCCCCCGTCGGCGGCTGGAGCGACGGCTCCTACGGCGCGGCCGCGGCCCGCTGGGTCCGCGACTGGGGAGTCGTCTACCGCGAGCCGATCGGCGACCTCGACCTCCGGGCCTACTCCGCCGACCGGGCGAAGCAGTGGGGCGCCTACGGCTGCGGCGGCAAGGGCGACGGCGGCCGGCTGGACGGCGTCGCGAAGCGACACCCAGCGACCCACATCGCCCTCGTCACGACCTGGGGCGAAGCCGCCGCCGCGATCGAGGCCGGGTTCCCGGTGCCGGTCGCCTCGATGCAGGGATTCGCGCACACCCGCAACGCGCAGGGCTACGCCGCGGCGTCGGGGCAGTGGGCGCACCAGATGGTCTTCGTGGCCGTCCGCTACCAGCGGAACGGCTCGCCGTCCGACGCTCTGCTCTGCCTGAATTCCTGGGGGCCGAATTGGATCACCGGCCCGAAGTGGCCCGCCGACATGCCCGACGGCTCGTTCTGGGTCGAGCGGCGAGTCGTGGAGCGGATGCTCGCCCAGGAGGATTCGTTCGCGGTCGGGTCGATCGCCGGCTTCGGCTGGCGCGACCTGCACCACGGGAATTGGATGACCCCCGCGCCGGAGGCTGGCCGATGACCGTCACGTTCACGAAGCGGCACGCGATCTACGCGGCGGCCGCGGTCCTGTTTCTGTTCTGGTTCTCGGCCCCGGCCCGTGGGCCGTTCTCGCCGGCACCGTTCATCCCGAGCCCGTTCTCGCCCCAGCCCGACCGGCCCGTCCTGCGGGTTATCGCGCGGCTCGCGAAGACGTTCCTCTGGGTGGCGCTCGTGGCCGACGGACCGCCGGCCGAGGCGGCCGAGTACCAGACCGTCCGGGCCCGCGTCGGGGACGACGGGCACCAGGTCCTCGAGCATGGCAGGGGGTGGTGATGTTTTCTGGAATCTGGAAAGCGCTCCTCGCGTGGCTCGTCTGGCTCTCGGCCGACACGACCGCGATCGACGCGGAGGCCCCGAAGGCCGCCGCCGCGGTGGCCGCCGCACGGGCGAGCCTCGCGGTGGACGCCGCGCCGCCGGCGCCCCCGGCTCCGCCGCCGGCCCCCGGCCCTAAGCCGAAGCCGACCGGATGCCGGTGCGGCTGCACGAACGGCAAGATCAAGCCCGACGGCCGGATCGAGATCCCCTGCGAATGCTCGCCGGGCTGCACCTGCAAGGCGGCGCGGTGCACCAGCGGCAACTGCCCTCGCTGAATTCGTCCTACCGTAGGACAGCCGAAACTTTTCCGGGGGTGGTGCCGGCTGGCATTCTCGCGAGCGTCGGCCCGAACACCCCGCACGCAAGGACGCGAACCATGCCCAGCCCCAAGCTCGCTCGACTCCAGGACGAAACCGTCGCCATCGAGAACGAGATCAACGATCTCCGCTCCGTGACCCCGGCCGACGACGCCGACAAGAAGCGGATCGAGGAGCGGCTCGCCGCCCTGTCGAACCGGGCCGGCGAGATCGCAGCCGAGGCGAAGGGCGAGCGGGCCCTCGACGACAAGCTCGCCGCGCTGCGGGCCGTCCGGACCAGCGACTCCGAGCCCCGCGGCGATGAGCCGAAGGCCGACGAGCCGGCGCCCCGGTCGGACATCCGCTCCGGCGTCCGGGCGTTCTCCTCGGTCAAGGCCGCGGCTCTGGTCGGCGGCTACCTCCGCCAGCTCTTCACCGGCGAGGTCCGGGCGATGGGCGAGACGAGCACGACCTATGACGCGAAGGGGGCCGAGTACGTCATCGGCGAGCTGTTCGCGGCGATCGTGAACCGGCTCCAGTACAGCTCGGTCGCCCTCCAGCTCGCGACCGTCGTCACTCCGCGTGGGGCGAAGATCTCGTTCCCGAAGGTCGGCGACGCGACCGCGTCGTTCGTGGCCGAAGGGACGGCGACCACGGATCAGGATCTGGCGACGAGCATCGCGGACCTGACGCTCTACGAGATGCGGGCCTCGTGCGCCGTCTCGCGGGCCCTCCTCGAGGACAGCCCGATCGACGTCGCCGGCCTCGTGGCCGAGCGGTTCGCCCTGGCCTACGCCCAGAAGTTCGACGCGGTCTGGCTGGGCGGCAACGCTTCCAGCCCGTCGATCACCGGCCTCGCGGCCGCCGTGGCCGCCGGGAACACCATCACCGTCGGGGCATCGGCCGCGACGACCCTCAACAATCTTGCCGACGTCGTCGGCAAGGTGGACGAGACCGTGATGGGCACCGCCTCGTGGGTGGTGTCGAAGGCCGGCTGGGTGGACCTCATGAAGCTCTGGTCGGCCCAGCAGACGACCACGACCGTGGGCGGCGGGCGGATCGTGCCGACTGTCTTCGGTGCCCCGGTGTACCTCGTCAAGGGCCTGCCCTCGACGACGCTCGCCCTGTACGGCGATTTCATGATGGCTTCGGCTGTCGGCGTGAAGGACGGCGGCCTGGAGATCGAGGCCGGCCGCGAGATCCTGATGCGGAACCGCCAGGTCCTCTACGTCGCGAACACCCG